CGCGATAAATTTAATAAACATTTTGGCAAATCGTTGATCAACGATCGCAAGATCATTCTGCAGATGTTTGATGCGTTGTCGCGGGAAATTGACGCGGGCGTGAGCGCATTTACGGAAATGCGGTATTACAAGCAAATGTGGATTTTTAAACGATGAGATGGGCGGCCAAGCGAGATGCCAACGATGGCATCATCGGTGAGGCATTACGCGCCGCAGGCTTCACCGTGCACGATTTTGCTGCAGCGGGCGGTGGCATACCCGATCGCCTAGTAACTCGAGCATTACCGGATAAAATGCCCTGGATCTGTTGGGTTGAAATCAAAACCGCCAAAGGCCGGCTGCGCCCAGGGCAACAAGAATTTCGCGCAGTATTTGAGCCGCGCGGCGAGTTTTACGTTGCTCGAGATCCCGAACAAACCGTGCGGGAGCTGATGGAACGTTACACCGCGGCGATTAGGCCCGAGCTTGCTCGCTGAACATCAGCTCTTTGCGTTTGCCTTTGTAATGCACAATCACCGGATTCGTATGCGTATCCATGTGCTCGGGCAGGCAGGCGTACTGATGCTCGGGCAAGTGCGCCACGTTACCAGGCCAAAGCTGGTTAACGTATTCACGCAGCACTTCCTGGTCGCCATACCAGGCTTTAAATTTGGGCTCGAGGCGGTCGTACATTTCCGCCAGGATTTCCCAGGCACCCGCATCGGGCGTAATCGTGCAGCAACCAATGTACGGATAAGCCACGTCCAGGGATTTACCAGCGTGTTCCGAATAATCCTGGCCGCGTTGTTTGACGTTAAACGGCGCGTCTTTTTGGAACGATCGGCGCGTTACCGCGATGACCGCTTCGCCCAGGAGCAGCTCTGGGAACAGCGGACGCCGCACGATCATGTCGGTATCCATGTACAGCGCGGGTTGCTCAAGCTGCAGCGCCGCAAACGCTTTTGTGCGCCACAGCATCAACAGCTGCGGGTCACCCGCGGTCGGGTGCGTCCAGGTTACCCCTGGCACGGTCGGCGTTTGATGGTCTGTGACCTGGATAATTTCGGCGCCAGGGTTATGTTTCCGAAGCGACGCCACCATGGCGGTTGGCATCGTCAAGTCGGGCCCAACGTGAAAGAAAACAAAGGTTGACATAAGGAGAATTTACCATGGTTAATTTGAATCGCAAACGCATCAGCCGCATTGTTTGGGAAACCATCCTAGAAAATACGGTAAGCCACCCGAAGATGCCCTGGGTCGAGCAGCTCAACATGCTCGAGGCGTTACGATCGACGGCGAAACAGCCAACCGGCAGCATTTCGGTGGCGTCATTTTGGTGTTTGTATTCGGTGGTGCAGCATTTCAAGCCAAAGCGCGTAGCTGAGGTGGGTACGTTTATTGGCAAATCGACGCTGGCCTTGGCATCAAGCGGTGCGGAAGTGCACACATGCGATTACAGCAACGATATCAAGCTGCCGTTTAAGGTGAATCAGTACCCCATGACCTCGAGCACCGATATGTTTGAGAAACTGCAGCCGGCGATTGACCTGTTGTTTTTGGATGGGCGTTTGCAAAAAGACGATTTTCAGCACCTTGGAAGGTTGCTGCACAAAGATTCGATGGTGGTTTTGGATGATTTTGAGGGAATTGAGAAAGGCGTCGCCAACGCCATGAAATTTCAATACCAGGCCGCCATGTTGATTTACCCGGCTGAGCGGGAGCTTCTCGAGCGGCACGGGCTGCCGGATGAAAGCACGGTTGCGCTTATTTTGCCGCGGCATTTGGTATCATTGACGAACCAATAACGCAGCAGTAGGCTCGCAAAGAACCGCAAAAAGGGTGCTGAAATGGCTAATCACAAAACCGCGGCTGAATTTGTCGGAGTGTTGCTGCACAGCAGTACGGCAACCCACTTTTTGCATTTGCAGACGGCGAGCTACGCCGCCCACAAGGCGCTGGGTCATTATTACGAAAACATCATTGACCTGGCCGACAAATATGCAGAGGCATACCAGGGGCATTTCGGCATCATCCCGCTAAACGATTATCCAGACGGGTTTAAAGTCCAGGCGGACGCGGCGAAATACGCCAACAGCCTGCTGACGTTTGTAAAAGGCATCCGCAAGGATTTGCCGCAAGAAACCGATTTGCAGAACATCATCGATGAAATCGTGGGCGAAATTAGCGCGTTAATCTACAAGCTGGAGCGGTTCAAATAATGAGCCGACGCCAGGAAATGGTCGCTGCACTCCAGCGCATGACCAGCCTGGATCAGCCGCAGAATCAAACCGGCGCCGAGGTGGCGGCCGACATTGCCCTGGGATTCACGCCGCTTGCTGTGCCGCAAAGCGCTCGAGATTTCGAGCGGTCCAGGCGCCAGGGCGACAAGCTCGGCATGTTGCTGGCAGGCGTTGGCATGGTTCCAGTGGTTGGCGGCCTGGTGAAGGGCGGCAAAACGGCCATTAAAACCATCGACAAGGCGATAGAGGGCCGATATTTCGACCGCCTAGCCAAGGACTACGAAGGGCTGAAAGCCGCTTACGCAGCCATACCGGAGACCAAGGGCGGCAAGGTGCTCAACACCGACACAGCCCGTGAGCTCTCGCCCGATTACCTGGCTGACCGCACCCGCTCTGCGGACGTACACGAACCTTCCAGCGCGTTCATTAAGCGCGTATTCGCAGAACGCATGGCGCAACCGACGCCGCCAGGGAAAGAGCCCCTGGTGGTATTTACCGCAGGCGGTACGGGCGCCGGCAAAACCTCGGGCTTAAAGGGTTTGCGGGAAGCCGATCCCAGGATCGACCGTGCCGAGCTCGAGTACGACACCAACATGAACAAATTTAGTTCAGCCAAGGAAAAGGTTGATGAAGTGCTGAAGTCGGGCCGCCGCGCCCAGGTGTTTTTTACTTACCGCAACCCGGTGGAATCGCTGGACCAGGGCGCATTAACGCGCGCAATGGACCAAGAGGCGCAATTTGGCACAGGCCGTACTGTCCCCATTACCGAGCATCTGAACACCCATATCGGCTCCAGGGACGTAATGGAAAAGCTGCAAAAGGAATACGGCGACAACCCCAATTTCCGCCTGGTGGTGATTGATAACAGCCGCGGCAGAGGTAACGCCGTGGTTTCTTCACTGGATAAATTACCCAAATTAGACGAAAATAAGGTGCGAGATGAACTACACCAAGCCCTCGAAAAAGCCAGAGCCGAGAAAAGAATTTCTGAGAAAGTCTATCGAGGCTTTGCAACCTACTAAGCCGTCGCATTGGGAAGAAAGCGACAGCATGGGCCAGGCTTTAGCGGATGCGCTAAACCGGGCCGTGTTAGGCAATAAACCGACACGCTGATATGCCGAGCTCGAGCAACAAGCAACGCCGGTTCATGGCCGCTGCTGCGCACGATCCCCAATTCGCTAAACGCGCCGGCATCCCCCAAAGCGTGGCTCAGGATTTCAATAAGGCCGACAAAGGCAAAAAGCTCGCCGAAGCCATGAAGCGCATGAAGCGTGATTAACTTTGGTATGTGGCGCAAAAGCAACTGAAATCAATTACATGGCTGCTCGCAAAATACATACGACCTTGCGCGATAACTGGCGGTTACGCATCAAGGCCTCGAGCTTGGTTAACCGGCTGCATGAGCATGCCCTGGGGGAGGCGGAAATGTCGCAAACCCAGATCAAAGCTGCCGAGATCTTGTTGCGCAAAGTGGCGCCCGATTTGGCTCGCCAAGAAGTCACCGGCCAGGACGGTGGCCCACAAGAGCTGGTGATTAAATGGCGCGAACCGAAATAGAGCTCCCTTACGAGCCTCGGCGCGCGTTTCTAGCGTTTCACAATCGCACCCAACGTTGGGCCTGCCTGGTCGCTCATCGCCGCGCAGGCAAGACGGTAGCGGCCGTCAACGACATTATTCGAGCAGCGATCACGTACCAGGGCCCGTATGGGCTATTCGCCTACATCAGCCCATTCAGATCCCAGGCGAAGGGCATTGCCTGGCAATACTTTAAGGATTTCGCTCGGCCGATCATCAAGGCAACGAACGAGCAGGAATTGACGATCACTCTGGTAAACGACGCGCAGATCCGGCTATACGGGGCTGACAACGCCGATGCGATGAGAGGCTTGGGATTCAGCGGGGTATTCTGTGACGAATATTCTGACTTCAAGCCCAGCGTGTTCGGTAACGTGCTCCGACCGGCTTTGAGCGACAAGCAAGGTTGGTGCGTGTTTGCCTCGACGCCGAAGGGCCGCAACCAGTTTTACGACATTTACGACACCGCTCAGCGGCTGCCGCACGAATGGTTCCTGCTGCGTTTGCCTGCCTCGACTAGCGGGCTACTCCCTAGCGGTGAACTAGCGGCCGCTAAAGCGCAATTGTCCGAGGACCAGTATCTGCAGGAATACGAGTGCTCGTTTGAGGCGAGCCTTGGCCTCGGAGCTTTTTACGGGCGAGAGATGCGGCTGGCAACCGAGCAGGGGCGCGTGGTCCAGGTCGATCACGATCCCGATCTGCCGGTATACACCGCCTGGGACCTGGGTTACCGAGATGACACGGCGATCTGGTGGTATCAGCAACACCGCGGCGAGATCCGCGTCATCGATTTTTACGCTGTGTCGGGCGCCGACATTCACGAAATTGCCGAGTTTGTGACGAGCAAACCCTATCGATATGAGCGGCATTTCCTGCCGCACGATGCTCGAGCGAAATCGCTGCAAACGGGCAAATCGATCGTTGAACAGCTGGCGAGCTACCTTGATCTGCGCAAGCTCACGGTGGTGCCGGACATTGGTTTGCAATCGGGCATCCAGGCGGTGCGCATGATTTTGCCGCGCGTTTGGTTTGACGCTGAAAAGTGCCGCGAAGGCATCGAGGCGTTACGGCAGTACCAGCGCGAGTACGACGAGGATAAAAAAGCGTATCGTCAAAGCCCGCGACATGATTGGACTAGCCACCCTGCAGACGCATTTCGTATGCTTGCGGTATCATGGCAAGAACATGGCGACAAGTCCCCGGCACCAGCGGAGCCTAAAGCTCTAATCGTCGGGCCCGAAAACAAAGTGACGTTAAACGATATGTGGCAAGTCCACGATCGATCGGTGACCAGGAGAGCCCGAATATGAGCATTGTGAGCCCCAATCGGTATCCATACGAAACCGTTGCCGCATCGCAAACAGCCCAGGTGCTGGGTGGTACAGGCGCGGTGGGCGATTATCTGCACCGCATTGTGGTCACCGTGACCACGGCCGGCAGCTCCACCCTCACGTTGCTCGATGGCAGCACAACGGTGCTCACCATGGCAGCGAATACGCCGATCGGCGTGTACAGCCTCGAGATTAACGCGGCATCGGCAAGCGGTCCGTGGAAAATCACGACAGGTGCAGGCCTGGCGGTGCTGGCGGTTGGATTCTTTACCGCATGAGTAAGCCAGGGCTGTATGCCAACATTTTAGCCAAGCAGGAACGGCAGAAACGCCAACGAGCTGCTGGCGAAACGGTGGAGCGCACCCGAAAGCCTGGTGAAGCAGGCGCGCCGACCGCGGCGGCTTTCAAGCAATCGGCAAAAACGGCAAAGCAATGACGGCAGCCTGGACGCGAAGCGCAGGGAAAAACCCGAAAGGCGGATTAAACGCCAAGGGCCGCGCGTCTTATCACCGCGAAACGGGCGGTACGTTAAAGCCCCCGGTGAAAGCCGGCGATAACCCGCGGCGCGCATCGTTTTTGGCGCGAATGGGCAACATGCCAGGACCGATGGCGAAAAACGGTAAGCCGACGAGGTTGGCATTGGCATTACGCGCATGGGGCGCCTCGAGCAAAGAGGACGCCAAAGCAAAGGCCCGCGCCATCAGCGCTCGAAACAAGGGATAAGCGTCATGGAACAGCCGGCAAGCCCAGAAATCGACAAGTATTTGCGCATCATTGGCGCTTACGACAGCGAATTTGCGAAATGGCAAGCGCGCACGAAGAAGATCATCAAGCGATATCGCGACGATAACCGCGGCCAGACCGGCAACGAAGCGGCCAAATTCAACATTTTGTGGAGCAACGTCCAAACGCTCAAGCCCGCGGTGTATGCCAAGCTGCCAAAGGCCGATATCTCGCGCCGGTTTGGCGACAATGACCAGGTTGGTCGGGTTGCCGCACAGATCCTCGAGCGCGCGATCGACTACGAGATCGAGCATTTCCCGACGTTTCGCAACACGATGAGCTATTCGGTAGAGGATCGATTCCTCGGTGGCCGAGCAACATCGTGGGTGCGATACGAGCCGCACGTATCGGCGATCGGCGTCGAAGATGACGGCGTATCGGTGACGAGCGACATTGAGGCGGGCGAAGGCGCACCGCCGCAAATGGAACAGATCGAGTTTGAGCGCTCGCCTGAGGATTACGTGCATTGGCGCGATTTCGGGCATTCGCAAGCCCGCACCTGGGAAGAAGTCACCCAGGTTTGGCGCTGGGTCTATATGACTCGAGAGGCGCTAATCGAGCGTTTTGGCGAGGAAGCGGCGCGCAAGATCCCGCTCGACCAAGGACCGGAACCGCTCAACGCGTACAACGAAAGCAAGCGAACGTATAACCGCGCGAAGATTTGCGAGCTTTGGGATAAAGAAACGCAAAAGGTTTATTGGTTTTGCAAAGGGCTGCCCGAGATCATCGACGTGCGGGACGATCCGTTGCAGCTCGAGGGCTTTTTCCCTTGCCCGCGGCCGCTGTATGCCACAACGACCAGCGATACCTTGGTGCCGGTGCCGGATTTCATCCTGTACCAGGATCAAGCCATGGAGCTCGATATTCTGTCGGACCGGATCGATGGCCTGGTGAAAGCGTTGCGGGTGCGCGGCGTGTACGACGCCAGCCAGCCGACACTGCAGCGGTTGCTTACGGAAGGTGATAACAATGCACTTATACCTGTTGATAAGTGGATGGCTTTCAGCGAGAAAGGCGGCCTTAAGGGCAGCATTGACCTCCTTCCGCTCGACACCCTCGCCAACGCCCTCATCCAGTGCTACCGCGCCCGAGAAGATATCAAGTCGCAAATCTACGAAATCACGGGAATCAGCGACATTATCCGCGGCGCAAGTTACGCCTCGGAAACGGCGACGGCGCAACAAATCAAAGGGCAATACGCGGGGCTAAGGCTGCGCAGCATGCAGGAAGATGTTGCGCTATATGCCTCGGAGCTGATTCGCATTAAGGCGCAGATCATGTGCCAGCACTATCAGCCCGAAACGCTGATGATGTACGCCGCGGTTGAGCAAATGACGCCGGCGGATCAGCAGCTGGTGCCGCAAGCGATTGAGCTCCTTCGCAATAAACCGCTGCGCAATTTCCGGGTAGACATTGCAGCCGACAGCCTGGTGCAGATCGACGAAAACCAGAACAAACAGGACCGCATGCAATTCTTGCAAGCGTTTGGTGGATTTTTGGCCCAGGCATTGCCGGTTGGCCAGGCATCGCCCGAAATGGTCCCGATGATGATGGAGCTGCTGCGATTTGGCATGCAGGCTTTCAAGGCCGCGCGCCCGATCGAGGGTCAGATCGATCAAACGCTGCAGCAGCTGGTGGCTGCCGCCCAGCAACGCGGTCCCGACAGCCAGCAGCAGGGCAAACAGGCCGAGCTCCAGGCGAAGGGCCAAATGGAAGCGTCCAAAATGCAAATGGAATCGGCGCTTACCCAGGCCAAAATGCAGCATGAAATGCAAATGGAGCAGCTGCGTAACCAGGCAAAGCTGGCGCTCGAGCAACAAAAGATGGATTTCGACGCGCGCCTCAAAGCCGCGGAGCTGCAAGCCAAGCAATCAGCCGATCGGTACAAGGCTGACCTGGATGCGCAAACCAAGCTCATCATCGCCCAAATGGGCAAAACCATGCCGACACCGCCATACGAGCAATGAAACGCACGTTTGTTTACATGGATGGCGAATTCGTGGAACGCAAGCGCGATTCCAAGGGCCGCTATCACTACGTCATGCCGGACATTCAGCCATACAAAAGTATGATTGATGGCCGCATGATTACCTCGAGATCCGAGCACCGCGCGCATTTGCGGGCGAATAACTGCATCGAGGTGGGTAACGAAGATCCGGCCAAGCATGTACGCCGCGAGCAGCCCAAAGACACGCGCCTCGAGCGTTTAAAGCATATTGTCAATTCCCGGCTGACCAATGACCAGGCCGACCGCTTGCTTCGTCAGCTGCGCCAGGACGCCAATTTCACCAATCCCCACAGGAGAGGGTAATGACGGACGTTAACAACACGGTCGAGTCAACTTTGGAGCAGGACACCTCTGCGCCCGAGGTAACCGATCGCAAAGCGTTGCTCGAGCAACAATTCGACGCAGCGGAAAAGGGCGAAGAAGCACCAGCACAGCGAGTGCGCGATGAATCCGGTCGGTTCCGATCGGCCAATCAAGCTTCGCAGCAAGAAGCTGCCCAGGAACCCGAGCAGACGGAGGAGCAAGAGCCTCCGGTCTGGAAACGTCCGCCCGCAAGCTGGAAAAAGTTTGCGCATGAGCATTGGGCGAAAGCCGATCCGCGGCTGCAGGAATACGTCTGGCAGCGCGAAGAACAGATGCGCGAGGGTGTTGAAAAGGTAATGAGCAAGGCGCAGTTCGCTGACGCCATGCAACAAGCGATTGAACCGTACATGCCGACAATCCAGGGCATGGGGTTAACGCCGGATAAGGCGGTGGCCGCGCTGATGGAGGCAGATCACAAACTGCGCACCAGCGACCCGCAAACCCGTACCGCGCTTTTTTATCAGCTTGCGCAGTCCTATGGCATCAACCTGGGCGCAGTGCCGGCACAAGCCGCACAACCTGGGCAAATGCCGCAGCAGGCGACCGTCGATCCGCTGGTGTGGCAGCTCCAAAATGAGCTGAACAACGTCCGCGGCGAGGTAATGGGCTGGAAACAACAGCAAGAGATGCAACAAAATCAGCAGCTCTTGTCAGAGATCAACCAATTTAGTTTGAAAGCAGAGCACTTTGAGGAAGTTCGACCGTCGATGATCCGACTCCTACAGAGCGGTGAAGCGGAAACGCTCGAAGAAGCATACGAAAAAGCGCTCTGGAGCAACCCGGATCTGCGTAAGCAGCTGATGGAAGCCCAACAGGCCGAAATCACCGGCAAGCAGGCCCGCGATGCAAATAAGGCCGCGAAAGCGGCAAGAGCAGCAGCAGTGAGTGTCAGAAGCGCCACACCCGGCGTAAACACGGCTCCGAAAGCAGCAACCCGTCGCGCGATCTTGGAAGATGCGTTTGCAGAAACCGAGTCGCGTTTGTAACTAACTGATGAAGGAGTAAACAAATGGCATTTGCCAACTCAAGCATCAGCGACATCATTGCTACGACGATCCAAAGCCGTAGTGGCGAGCTCGCTGACAACGTGACGAACAACAACGCGTTGCTTCGTCGCCTCAAGGACCGCGGGAACATTAAGACGTTCTCCGGCGGTAACGTGATTTTGCAAGAAATCATGTATAACGATCCGACAACGAACAACACCAACAGCTACTCTGGCTATGAAGTGTTGAACGTGGGTCAGAACAGCCCGATTTCTTCGGCGCAGTTCTCGATCACCCAGTACGCTTCGGCTGTGACCATCTCGGGCCTCGAGATGATTCAGAACAGCGGTAAGGAAGCGATCATTGATTTGCTCGACGGCCGCATGGAAGTGGCGGAAGCGCAGCTCGCCAACCGCATCAGCGGTGACCTGTATGGCGATGGCACCGGCAACGCTGGCAAGAACCTCACGGGTCTTGCGGCTGCTGTGCCCGATGATCCGACCACCGGCACCTACGGCGGCATCAACCGCGCCGTTTGGTCATTCTGGCAGTCCAAAGTGTTCGACGCATCGGTGAGCGGTTCGGGCGTGGTTTCGTCCACGACCATCCAGGGCTACATGGACGCCCTGGCCGTGCAGCTGATCCGCGGCACCGACAAGCCGGATCTGATCGTTGCGGATAACAACTACTATCGCTATTACTTGCAGTCATTGCAGGCCATCCAGCGCATTACCGAGTCTGGCTCGGGCATGGCTGGCGCAGGCTTTGCTTCGCTCAAGTATTACGGCGCCGGCATGGCGTCCGATGTTGTGCTGGACGGCGGTATCGGCTCGTCCACGTATAACTCGGGTAGCGGCAACGCAAATCACATGTGGTTCCTAAATACCAAGTACCTGATGTTCCGCCCCCACAAGGATCGCAACTTTGTTCCGATCGGTGGCGAGCGCCAGGCCGTTAACCAAGATGCCATTGTGAAATTGATTGGCTGGGCGGGTAACTTGACCTGCTCGGGCAGCCAATTCCAAGGCGTGTTGATTGACTAAAGGGGCGAAAACATGTCTATCTCAACCAGTGCATTGATCGGTGTTGCACTTGATTACACCGACACTTCGCCCTCGTTTGCCGTTGGTACGACCGTCAACCTCAGCGATGGCGGTCAAGCTGTGTATGTGCAAGCGAGTTCCGACTGTGCGACCTACTCGGCGGTTTCTGTCCGCGTAGATAACACCGTTGTTCCGCTGACCACCACCAACTCGGCCTCGAGCAAAGTCATCGGTTTTGCTCAAACGTCGATCGGCTCGGCTTATTACGGCTGGGTGCAGATCGGCGGTAAGCCGCGCGTGAAAGTGTTGGCGGCGTGTCAGCCCAATGTCCCGTTGTTCACCACGTCCACGGCCGGCTCGCTCGACGATGCCACCGTCACGGCGGGGTTGATCGCGGGTCTTGTGGCGACAACTTCGGCAGCATCGGCCTCGGCTCCCACTTGCGTTGCGGGTTATCCGCACGTCTTTACGGGGTTGAACGCCTAATGCAACCTCTGGAGATTACGGTGCAGGCGGCTGGAACGTCGGAGGAGCTGTGCTCCAACATTCGTTCGGCGCTTGCCCGTAATCTTCCAGAATTGGCCCTCGCTCCCATCAAGCACGATGGAACCATGGTGCTGGTGGCGAGCGGGTGGTCAATGCCGGATTATTTGCAATCGATCCGAGCGCACCAGGCAATGGGGCGCCCAATCGTTGCTATAAAGGCCGCACACGATTTCCTGGTCGAAAACGGCATCGAGCCCGACCTTTGGGTTAACCTCGATCCGCGTGACCGCACAAGCGGCGTACAGCGTTTGAACGATCACACGGTTTACATGGCTGCCTCGAGGTGTCCGCCGCTCACGTTTGAGCATTTAAAGGGCAGGAAAATACTGTTGTGGCACTCCTGGGCGGAAGGGCCGGAAATGAAGGCGATTGGCCCAGGGAAATTAGCGATCGGTGGCGGCACAACCTCGGGGTTACGCGCCATTAACATCGGCTACATCATGGGCTACCGCAAGTTTGAGCTGTATGGATACGACAGCTGCAACGATGCAAACGGCCGCAAGCGCTTTACGGGCGACATGGCTGGCCAAACCATCGATATTTGGGTAGGCGGCCCAGATGGCAAAAAATTTAATTGCAACCTGGCAATGGCGCAGCAGGCCAATGAATTCCAAAAGGTTTACGAAGTCATGGCCGACGTGCACATTAACGCATACGGCCCTGGTCTGATCGCGGAGATCTTGCGCGTCAGACGCGAACGCAAAATGGCCGCGTAATGGCCATTCCCTCGCGCGTCCTAGGCTCCGGCATCAGTCAACTTTCCACGGTTTCGATTTGTGGCGACGGTAATGCCTCTATAACGGCCGCAGGCACGTCTGCAGGCAATGCAACTGCCATCACCTACGTCTACAACAACATTTCGACTGTCGGCTCTGGCGCAGGCGTAAAGCTGCCACCGACTGAGATGGGCGAAACGATCTGGGTGACCAACTCGGGCGCCAATGCGCTGACGGTTTACCCTTACGAATCCACAACGCAGATCGATGGCGGTTCATCGGCTACGGTCAACATCGCTTGCTCGGCTGCATTTTATGCAGTGAGCAACAGCCGCTGGGAAGGGCTGCAGGGGTTTAACTCTGCCGTGCCGATCCTGCATTACGGTGCGTTTAGCGATTTAACAATTCAGACGGCGGCATCAATTAACACCGCCTACGCCATGACGTTCAACACCACAGATGCGTCAAACGGCGTAAATAGAGGCTCGCCCACGTCGCATTTGGTCGTAGACGATCAAGGCGTGTACAACGTGCAATTTTCGGCTCAGCTTGATCAAACCTCGGGCGGCACGGCAAACGTTTACATTTGGCTGCGTAAAAACGGCACCAATGTAGCCAACACCGCGAGCACGGTTGCGTTGCAAGGCACCTCGGCGCGCACCGTTGCAGCTTGGAATTTTGTCATTGGTTTAGAGCCCAATGATTATGTGCAACTGATGTGGGCGGCAGACTCAACTAACGTTAGAATCCTGGCAGCCAGCGCCACAAGCGTATGGCCCGCGATTCCGTCAGTGATTTGTACCGTCACCCAGGTCAACAATCTCTAGCCCCAATCCCCACAGGAGAAAGGACAATGCCCCTCGATAGCGATATCAATAACGCCGACGCTCAGCTGCACGTTGAGTTTTTCGCGAAAGACACTGATCCCAACAAGGGCAAGGTGTATATCCGCATTCAGACGCCGGGTGACAAAACCAACATCATCGAACAGCCTGCCCGCGACCATCACCGCGAGCGGTTCCCGCGGCAATGGCTGTATTACCAAATGCAGCAAAACCAGGAAGCGGCGTCGGAGATCGGCACTCCGTTTGCGAGCTGGCTGCGTGATGCGCCCGAGGAAATTACGCGCGACCAGATCGCAGAGCTCTCAATCCTCAAGTTTATGACCGTTGAGCAGCTCGCTTTGGCTTCGGATTCGCAACTGCAGCGCGTGGGCATGGGCGGAACCGGGTTGCGTGAGCGCGCCCGCATGTATTTGCAGCGTAAAAACAAAGCAGAATCGAGCGCCGAGCTCGAGGATACCAAGAAACAACTGGCCGCCCTGCAGGCGCAAATGGCGCAACTGATGGGTGCCGATGAACCGCGGCGTCGCGGGCGACCGCCGAAAGAAATCGCAACTGAGGGATAGCCATGGGCAGCACGATGATTCAGCTTATCCAGGAGTGCACCAACGAGCTGGGCATTCCGACGCCGGCTACCGTTGCGGGCAACCAGAGCCAGGAAACGGTGCAGCTGCTTGCACTGATGAATGCCTCGGGATACGAGCTGCTTCGTCGCGCTGAATGGCGGGAATTAACGCGTCAGCACACGTTTTATACCGAGGCCACGACGGCCACCGGATCTTGGGTCAACGGCGTTGCGGCGATTACTGGTTTGGCGTCAACCACCGGGCTGGACACGACTTACCAGGTACAGGGCGTCGGCATTCCCAATGCGACCTACATTACGTCGGTTGGCCCAACCTCGGTTGCGCTGAATTATCAAACCACCGCAACGGTGGTAAATGGCCAGGTCATTTTCCAAAAAGTTAAATACGACCTACCAACTGATTACTACAGCACGGTCAACCGCACCCATTGGGATAAATCAAAGCGCTGGGAAATGCTTGGCCCAGAGTCGCCGCAACAATGGGAATGGCTGCTGAGCGGTTACATTTCGACCGGCCCGCGTATTCGCTGGCGTTTGCTCGGCAAATACTTCCAGATCTGGCCAGGCATGAATGCAGGCGAGCTGCTGGGCTTTGAATACCGCAGCAAGGGCTGGGCATACAACGCCTCGGGCATCGTTCAAAACAGCTTTACGGCTGACGATGACACTTGCATTTATCCCGACCGCGTTATGGTTTTAATGACCAAACTCAAGTATTTTGAGGCTAAGGGTTTTGATACGACAGCGCTGTATCGCGATTTCTTGATGGAGCTCGAGTCAGCGATGGCGCAGGATCTGGCCGCGGCCAATCTGTCGTTTGCGCCGCGCCCTGGCACGGTGTTGATTGGTTACGACAACATCCCCGACAGTGGCTACGGTACGAGCACCTAAATGGCTTCGCCTGTCCGCCGCCGGCTGATCCAGCGTACCCAGGCCAACGTCGCATCGTTGCCGGCGCCCGTTGGCGGCTGGAACGCTCGAGACGCCCTGGCAAACATGGCGCCCACCGATGCCGTCACCCTGGACAATCTTTTTCCAGGCGTGAGCAGCGTCACATTGCGCGGTGGCTATACCAAACACGCCACTGGCATGACCGGGCAAATCGAAACGCTGATGACATACAACGCGGGCGCTAGCAACAAGCTGTTTGCGATCGTCGGCGGCAACATTTATGACGTGACTACCGCGGGTGCGGTTGGCGCTGCCAAGGTTACCGGCCTTTCCAACAGTCGCTGGGAATACGTCAACATTACGACCTCCGGCGGCAGTTATTTGTACGCCGCCAATGGCGCTGACAAACCCAGGCTATTTGACGGCACGACTTGGACGGCAATCGATGGCGCATCAACGCCAGCCATTACGGGCGTAACGACTACGACGCTAACCGCGCCAACGTTGTTTAAAAACCGCATTTGGTTTATCCAAAAAGACACGCTGAAAGCTTGGTATTTGCCAACTGCATCGGTTGGCGGTGCAGCTGCAGTGCTGGATCTGTCATCGGTTGCCAATTTAGGCGGCAATTTAATTGCAATGGCGACCTGGACGATCGATGCGGGGTACGGCGTTGACGATAACCTGGTTTTTGTCACCGACCAGGGCGAAGTTATCGTTTACCGCGGCACCGATCCTTCAAGTGCATCGACCTGGGCGCTAATCGGCGTTTGGGTGGTTGGCGCACCGATATCAAAGCGCTGTTTGCTTAAATACGGCGGCGATTTGCTGGTTTTGACGCTGGACGGGCTTATTCCGATGGCGTCCGCGCTGCAATCGTCGCGTTTAGATCCGAACGTCGCGCTCTCTGACAAAATCCAGGGCGCATTTGCCCAGGCAGCCAAAGCTTATAAAAGCAACTTTGGCTGGGGCATGTTGTATCACCCGCTAAACAATGCGCTGATTGTCAACATTCCGGTTAGCACGGGCGGCCAGGTCCAGTTTGTGATGAACAACATCACCAAGGCTTGGTGTCGGTTTACCAACTGGTATGCCAACTGTTGGGCGTCGCTTAACGATAATCCGTATTTTGGCGGCGATGGTTATGTTGCTCGAGCTTGGACAACCGAAAGCAGTTCGCCGGGTTATTCCGACAATGGCCAGGCCATCAACACTCGAGCATTACAAGCGTTTAATTATTTCGATACCCGAGGTGTCGTTAAGTATTTTACGCGCGGGCGCACTACAACCTATTCCAATGGCCAACCGACGATTGGCGTTGGCATTGCGGTGGATTTTCAAACCGAAGATTTCCTCGGTGCATTGTCGTTCGTCCCGACCAATTACGGCATTTGGGACGTATCGAAATGGGACCAGGGTTATTGGGGTAGCAACCAAATCGCCAACAACAACGTGGTGGGGTTGTCGGGCATCGGTTATTGCGGCGGCATTATTTTCAACTCCAGCAGCATTGGCGTGACGCTGGAATGGGCATCAACCGACGTGGTGTATCAACTCGGATGGGCTGGAATATAGTCAACGGCCCGCAGGTGGGCCATTGGACAGCAGCGCAAACCGATGGCGCTTTTTGGCCAGATCGGTCCGTTGCAATTGGGCTCGAGCATGACGGGCGCCTGGTCGCCGGCACAATTTTTGAGATGTGGAACGGCCGATCGGTGGTTTGCCACATCGCCTGGCAAAAGGTAACGCCGACGTATGTGGCAGCCGTGTATGACTATGCCTACAACGTGGCAAATGTTGATAAGATAATTGGACCGATTTCGAGCAATCATACCCGAGCGCTCAATTTGGTCAGAAAGATGGGGTTTTCAGAGGAAGCGCGGATTAAAAACGCAGCTCCCGATGGAGACATTGTTTTTATGACGCAGACACCCGATCGGTGTCGTTTTATTGAGGCTCGGTATGGGCAAAAAATCACCGGCACCGCCGCCAGCGCCTGATTACACCACCCTTGCGATTAAGCAGGGTGAGGCCAACTTGGCAGCAGCCAAGCAATCGGCGTACATGTCCAATCCGAATATTTATTCGCCAACCGGATCGCAAACGGTTACCTGGGCGAGAACACCGACCGTTGATACCGAGGCATACAACAAAGCGCTGGCAGATTGGCGCAACAACGCATATCAAAACGCGGAATACAACGTTCCGCAGCCGACGCAAGAGCAATATACGTCCTACATCGAGCAGCCAACCGTTACGCAATCGGTTAGCGCGGACGCTCAAGCGGCAATTCGAGCGCAAGAACTTGCCGACAAATACATGTCGCAAGCTGCAGCGGGCGCTGCC